GTCGCAAAATGAAAAATGATGAGAAAATAGCCCAGGTTGTAAGTGAAGCAGCTAAGATTTTGAGAGATTATCCTCATTTGAAATATTATCAAGCTATAAACAAGGCTAAGGAGGTGTTGAAGGATGAACGCAGTACAATTCAAGGATTCAACAAGTCAAATGACGTTACAGGATGCAATTGAATTATACGAAGTAGGCATAGCAACTATTATTACAGATGGAAAGGATGTGACATTTAAAATTGAAAAGACATGCTAACGAATTTTTAAGGACAAGTTCTGGCAGATTAGCTGGCTCCGGAATGAACGAAGATAGATATGATGATGAATCAATGCCATCAGGATCTACATATTCTGGTCAGCCTATACTTACAAAAGAATATGTAGACTACATGAAAAAAATAGAAGAAGAACAACCTGTTAAAACTTATAAATTAACTAAAGAGGAAATGGATGAATATTTGAAAAAGTTAAAAAAGGAGTGATTTTATGAATGTAGCTGAAGCTATACCCTATAAAAACTATAAGGAAAAATTTGCAATAGTGATGCAAGAATTAATGAAAAACAGATATGTAGAAGTTTGGGACAGGCATATTTATTCAGCTAAAAAATAGGAGGTAAACATGGAAAAACAATGCCGAACGTGTGTGTTTAACACAAAAAAAGAAAGTTGTAAGATTTTAGTCGAAAGAATCGAAAAAGATTGTTGGGCTTGGGCGGACGAGGTGGAATATCAGAGACGAAAAACTGACATTGAAGCATATAAAACAAGATTTGATGTTGATTTATCTAAATTTGAAACAATTCGTGAAAAGCTTGATGGTAGTTTCGTAGATTTATATGAAGAAGGTTTAAGCGATATAAAAATAGCAAACATTTTAAAACTAAACCCTAACACTGTCGGAAATTATAGAAGAAAGTTAGGACTAAAAACGCAAAGAGAAAGAAAAAAAGAGCCTGCGGCAACAGGCAAATAAAAAATAATTTAAATCATGCTAATTATAGCATACAGGAGGAAAAATGCAAATAAAAAAATTAATCGACGTTGCAGAAGAATTAAAATTAGCAACTTTAAAAGCGAAAGAGTTAAAAATAGATTCATACGACGAAAAAGAAGATGCTTTTAATATATACACTGACAGAGTTTTTAAAGAATTGCTTAATAATAGGCAGTATGAAGTTGAAAAAACAATTTTTGAAAAATTTCCGTATAAATATACAGTGGTTGTTAGCGGATTAAAATTTAAAAATATCACAGACGTACTTATGCTTGAAGGTGATGAAAAGAAGTTAGTAAGTGAGGTTACAGAATAGGAGGTAGTTATGTTTAGAGGTTTACGACCAGATGAAATAGATGTAAGAGTGGGAAGTGTGTCAGCAAAAGGAGTGTCTTTATTACTTTACAAGGATGCCAGGTGCGATATGAACATCCTGGATGAAACATACGGACCAGAAGGATGGCAAAGAAGGCATGAAGTAATCAATGGAAACCTTTACTGCGGCATAGGTATTTGGAATAAAGAAATAGGCGAATGGGTGTGGAAGTGGGATTGTGGAACAGAAAGCAGAAAAGACGGAGAAGGTAATGAGAAAAAAGGTGAAGCATCTGACAGTTTTAAAAGAGCAGCTTTTAATGTAGGAATTGGGCGTGAACTTTACACAGCTGGATTTACATTTGTCCAATGTTCTACAAAGAAAAAAACAAGCGGTAAAGGCTATGAATTGACTAATCCTTATCAGTTTAGCGGTGCATATGTAGCTGATATTCAATACAGAGAAACAGAGCATAAAAGATTCTAAAGGAGTTACATTGTATTCTAAATTTTCAGGACAAGCAATAAATGAGACAATTCCATCAAATAAAATACCTGAAAAAGATGAAGATATTGAAAATAAATTAATAGATAAAGTAAAACTTGCATCAATCGAAGCTGAATTAAAGCGAACAGGAGTAAAGACACGACAGATAGTAAAGGAATATAAAATATTTGAGTTAAAAGAATTAACCTTAATACAATGGACTGAATTAATGAAAAGACTTGAAAAAGTGCCAAACAAACAAAAGAAAGACTTAGGTCTATAGGAGGAAATACATGCTAATAAAAGTAAAAGTAATAGATGATAACGGACAGCCAAAAGGAAGGGCTTACACATATAAAAGTGAAATTGACGTAAATATCGGCGATTTGGTAGTGGCTGATATGGCAGGGAAAGACAAGATTTTACTTGTAGATGAAATAAATGTCCCTGAAGAAAAATATGATGAAGAAAAATATGATTTTGAAATCAAGACAATAAAAGGGCTTGCTGATGATGTAGAAATCGAAGAATCTCCTACATTGGAATTTAAGGTAAAAAAAGAAGTGCTTCCGACAATTAAAATAAACTTTAAAGAGATGAAAACTGCACTGCAAGACACCTTATCGGAATACCAAGGGATTGTTGTAACAGAGCAAAGTTTATCAACTTGCAAATCTAAACAAAAGGATTTGGCAAGTTTAAGAGTCAAGATTGATAATTACAGAAAAGATAAAAAGAAAGACTTATCAAAGCCTATAACAGAGTTTGAAAATCAATGCAAGGAATTAATCGGTTTGATTGAACAGGCAGAAAAGCCAATTAAGGCCGGAATTAAGGTGTTTGATGACCAGAAGAGAGACCTTAAACGCAATCAAGCGATAGAACTTGCGAAAGAAGTTGCCGTTGAATACGGACTTAATGAAAAATACGCTGACAGACTTGAAATCTTAGACAAATATTGCAACTTAACAGCCAAGTCAAACGAAGTCAAAGAGGATTTGATTTCGAAGGCTATGACACTAAAAGTGGAACAGGACAGGGAAGAGGAATTAATAGACATAATCAAGGGTGTAATGGATTCGGAGAACGAAAGAATTAACCGCAAAATGAAGTTTGAGGACTTCCAGAGGTATATTGACAGAGGTATGTCTGCAAAAGACGTTATAAGCGAAATAAAGCTTTCTGCAAGCAGAATATATGAAGCAGAGAATCCACCGATACCGGAACCCACACCAGAGCCTGAGCCGGTACCTGAACCGGTACAAAATATTATGCCTGAACCAATGCCGGAACCTGTGAGAGAAACAGTAATTGAGCCTATATACGAGGAACCTACATATTACGCTGTTTACAGGATTGTCGGGAAACATAAGCAGTTGTTAAGCGTATCAGATTTCTTAAAAAGTAACGGTATTAAATACACTGTAGAAGACCAGGACGAGCTATGAAAAGTATTATAACTGATGATTTGGAGCATTGCTATTTATGCGGTGTTTCCGGATATCTTGAAGAGCATCATTGTATGCACGGAACGGCTAACAGGAAACAAGCAGAAAAGTACGGATTAAAGGTTCCTCTGTGTCCCGATTGCCACAGAAATAGTCCGAATGCAGTTCATAAAAATAAAACTACAGACCTTTATATAAAGAAAATAGCACAGTTGGAATTTGAAAACAAATATTCGTATGAACTGTGGATGCAGGTGTTTAAAAAGAATTACAGGTGATGTTATGGAAGTAACAGTTAAGACAGGAAAAATAACAAAAGAATTAAACGGGGATTTTGAGGTGACGCTCATAGTCCCCCGACAAGAACAGGGTAACGTGGAGCCGTTAAATGAGCTTTTAAACGACGATAAGCTTAAGACGTGTACAATTGAACGGAAGAAAAAGAAACGGTCTTTAAACGCAAATGCGTACTGCTGGAAACTATGTACAGAGATTGCAAATGTACTAAGGTCAAATAAAGATGACGTATATTTGTGCATGTTAAAAAGGTATGGACAAAGTAGTGTTGTGTCAGTTGTAGAGCCAGCAGCAAATTTGTTTATGAAGTCGGTTAAATACTGTGAAGAATTTGGAGAATCCGAGCTTAACGGAAAGCTTTTTAAGCATATAAAGGTCTTCATGGGCTCAAGCGAATACGATACAAGACAAATGGCTATTTTGATTGATGGGATAGTTTCGGAAGCTAAAGAATTAAAAATATGTACTATGACACCTGCGGAAATAGAGAAGTTAAAAAGCTCATGGCAATTCAGTCAATAGGGTGGTGGTAAGTTGACAGGGTGGATAAAACTTCATAGAGATTTAATAAGTAAAGCTATATGGCAAGAGTCTACCCCTGAACAAAAAACTATACTCATTACTCTCTTGATGATGGCTAATCACCAAGAAAAGGAATGGGAATGGAAGGGCGAAAAATACAAGGCTTTGCCAGGGCAATTCGTTACAAGCTTACCCTCGATTGTAAAAAAATGTGGAAAAGGAATCACAATACAAAATGTGAGGACGGCCTTAGCAAGGTTTGAAAAATACGAATTTCTAACAGATGAATCAACAAATAAAAACAGGCTTATAACTATTGTAAATTGGGAGTTATATCAGTCAAAAGATGATGAACTAACAGACAGTCTAACAGGCAACCAACAGGCAACTAACAGGCAGCTAACAGCTAACAAGAATGATAAGAATAACAAGAATATAAATAATAATATTCCTTTAAAAAAGGAATCAAAGATTTTTAATAACGAAGACAAGGAATATTTGTTAGCTGAATATCTATCTAAGCAAATTGCTAAAAGATTAGACAAGCCTTTAAAAGAAGAGAAGGATTTGCAGAGATGGGCGGCTGATTTTAACAAAATGGTCCGCTTAGACAAGTATGACATAGATGAAATAAAAGAAGTCTTGATATTTAGCCAAAAGAGTGACTTCTGGCAGACAAACATATTATCAGCAGCTAAATTTAGAAAACAGTACTTAACTTTATTAGGGCAAATGAAACGTGAAAATAATAAAAGCCCTGTAGAACAACCAAAGGCAAATAATAAGTTTCATAATTTCGACCAAAGAATGTCGGGAATGAACTTAGAGGAATTGGCTAATAAAAGAAGAGAAGAAATGATAAAAAAGATAGGGGTTGAAGATGAAAGCGATGACATATGAAGAGTTTCTTAAAAGCAAACAGCGAATAATTAAGCCTTCTGGTTTTGATTGTATTCCTGAAAATAAATGCCTGTTTGATTTCCAACGAGATATTGCAAGATGGGCACTAAAAAAGGGCAAAGCGGCAATATTTTTAGACACAGGATTGGGAAAAACAATAATTCAATTATCTTGGGCAGACGAAATATGCAAACATACCAACAGCAAGGTATTAATACTTGCGCCTCTTGCAGTGAGCGGGCAAACCATAAGAGAAGGCGAAAAGTTCGGTATAAGAGCAAATGCTTGTAGAAGTCAAATTGATGTTAAAGACGGAATAAATATAACGAATTATGAGATGCTTCATCACTTCAACATCAATAAGTTTGCGGGAGTGATTTTGGATGAAAGTTCAATAATCAAGAGTTTTTCTGGCAAGACAACACAGCAGATGCTTGATTTGTTCAAATTTACCGAATACAAACTTGCATGCACAGCAACACCGGCTCCGAATGACTATGAAGAATTAGGCAATCATGCTGAATTTTTAGGGGTTATGTCAAGATCAGAAATGCTTGCAACATTCTTTGTACACGACAGTGGCGATACGGCAAAATGGAGATTGAAAGGACACGCTGAGACAGAGTTCTGGAAGTGGATTGCATCATGGGCTATGGTAGTAAAAAATCCTGAAGATTTAGGGTATGACGGAAGTAAATATAAACTGCCGAAACTGAATATCCAAACACATTTCGTGGAAAGCTCGAATACAAAAGGTATGTTTATAGTATTACCAGCTCAAACATTAGCTGAAAGAAGAGAAGCCCGAAAAGAGAGTTTAGAAAGCAGAGTAAAAAAGACTGCTAAATTAGTGCAAGATATGGATAACTGCTTGATATGGTGCGATTACAATGATGAAAGTACAGCCTTAACTAAAGCTATACCGGGAGCAGTAGAAGTAAAAGGATCTGACACACCTGAATATAAAGAAAATTCTTTGATAGGATTTGCAACAGGGGAAGTTAAGTATTTAGTTACAAAACCTAAAATAGCAGGATTCGGGATGAACTGGCAAAACTGCAACAATATAATATTTTGCGGATTGTCAGATAGTTATGAAAGATTTTATCAGGCAATAAGGAGATGTTACAGATTTGGGCAGACTAAAGAAGTTAATGTTCATGTAATTATTTCAGAGAAAGAAGAAAGTGTACTTGAAAACATCAAAAGAAAAGAAGAGCTGGCGCAGAAAATGTCAAGGAATATGGTGGCTTTGACTTCTGAAATATTAAAAAATGAAATACAAAACACAACAAGAAACGTTATAGATTACAATCCACAATATGAAATAGAAATTCCAGTATGGTTAAAAGAGGTGATTTAATGAATGTCAATAATCAATATATAACAGACAGAATGAGCCTTTACAATGGCGATAGCTGCGAAATATTAAAGGAGATACCAGATAACAGTATACATTTTGAGATATATAGTCCACCGTTTGCGAGTTTATATACATATTCAAACAGCGACAGGGATTTAGGTAACTGCCGGACAAACGAGGAATTTTTTCAGCAATTTAAATTCATTGTGGAAGAATTATACAGAATATTGAAACCGGGTAGGCTAATGAGTGTTCATTGCATGGATATTCCGCTTATGAAAGAACGAGATGGAGTTATAGGACTTCAAGATTTCCCTGGCGATTTAATCAGATTGTTCCAAGACTGCGGATTTATATATCATTCAAGAACAGTCATATGGAAAGATCCTTTGGTGGAAGCAACAAGGACAAAAGCGCTCGGACTAATGCACAAACAATTATGCAAGGACTCGGCAATGTGCAGAAATGGACTTCCTGATTACTTAATCGCTATGAGAAAGCCAGGAGATAACGAAGAACCTATTAAGCATCCAGATGGCTTTACAAGATACATAGGCGAAGATGAGCCTGACGCTCCAAAGAAGGAGCCAACACTTAAGGATAGTAATAAGCACAAGAATATTTCAATGCAGAAAGTTGACCCGGTTTATTCTCATCAAGTTTGGCGGAGGTATGCAAGCCCTGTATGGATGGACGTAGACCAAAGTTATACCCTGAATCGTAGCGGAGCGAGAGAAGAAAAAGACGAAAGACATATATGCCCATTGCAATTGCAGGTTATCGAAAGAGCTATGGAATTATGGACTAACCCGGGGGATATAGCATTAACCCCATTCCTCGGGATAGGAAGCGAAGCATATGTAGCTTTAAAAATGGGTCGCAGAGCAGTAGGAGTTGAATTGAAAGAAAGTTACTTCAATCAAGCTGTAAAGAATTGTAAAGCGGCCATTGAAGAGGAAAATCAAATTAACATAGAGCAACTATTGGGAGGTGATCAATGAATAGTGCGGTTTTAATAGGCAGATTAACAAAGGACCCTGAATTAAGTTTCGTACCAAGTACAGGGTTAGCAGTAGCAAAGTTTACTTTAGCGGTAGACAAAGAAATGTCACGAGAAAAGAAACAAGAAGCGGCATCTCAAGGAAAGCAGACAGCAGATTTTATTGGTATAACTGTATTTGGAAAGCATGCTGAAAATTGTGCCAATTACCTGTCAAAGGGAAGAGAGTGCGCAGTTCACGGCAGAATTTCAACAGGAAGTTATACTACACAGACAGGCGAGAAAAGATATACAACGGACATTATAGCAGATAGGGTTGAATTTTTGGGACAGACTTAATAAAAAACAGATTAAAGAAACTTGTATAAAAAATGCAATTGGATATTGTAGAGGTTTAGAACAGTTTATAAAAAATGATAATTTGGTTGATATGAGAAGACATGAGAGATGTGAGCATTATTTACAAAGCTTTAGTGATTGTAGAAAAAAGGTTACTGAAATACTTGAAGAGCCTGCAGTATTTGAAAAAAGACAATTATCAATCATGGATTTCATAGAAGCTTGATTAAGGGAGCTTCGGCTCCCAAAGGAGATGATTAATTGATTAAATTTACAGTGCCACTTAAAGTCACAGGCGAATATGGTATGAACAAGATTTATGCCGGCATCCACTGGGCGAAACGGCAGAAACAAGCGAAAGAAATACATGAACTTATGCATTACTCTATGATGGCTCAACACGTACCGAAAAAGCTATTTAAGCGCCCGGTAGTGATTAATATAAACTATAACAGTAACCTTGATATTGATAACCACGGCTATTTAACCAAAATGCTTGTGGATGGCCTTAAAGGCTATCTGATAGAGGACGATAAACGGAAGTTCGTAACGGAAATAAGGCAGAAATTTTACGACGGGAAAGATATTTTAATTGAGATTTGGGAGGTTTGAAATGGAGAGGTTGACTAAAGACGATGCAAAACAGATGGGAATGGTTGATTTAGCACATAATCACGTATTCGTGAAAAATCACGAAGCATGGTACAGGGATTTTGAAACGGATACACCGGTAAGGGATTTCATAAGAGGAATGTGCGCGCGCAATGGCATTAAGTGTCCAGCTGACAATGAGGAATTTGACGAATATATGTTTGATTTATTGCAGGACGGATATGAAACATTAGACGGAATGATAGCAATGTATTATAACACATTGTGGGGATTTGCTGAAGTTAGGGAAGCATTAAAGAAATATGAGGATTTAGAAGCGGAAGGT